TCGATCGGATCGAATATTTCTATAGCCGCCAAAAAGGTGCTTACGTTTGCAAGACATGTTAACAAATTATTTGTTATATCCGTGGTTTTATAGACTCGCCAAGGCGATACATTGTCGGTGCTTAAAATTCCATACACTCGTGAAGCTGTTGTAAAATTATATAAAGGTACGGAGCTGTCCATGAACAACTGCATACGGGGACCAGGTACATCCGAAGAACTCGTCCATGTCAAACAATTCGGTTCAGCGTTCGATATGGTAGAAATGGGCGGTGGAGAACGGACCATTTGAGCAAATCGTTGGGCTTTTGTGAGAGAATTGGTTTGAGTACTTTTTTGAACACTATTATGTTGTAAAATCTCCGCTTTTCTGCGCATATCTAATTGTAGTTTTGTGAATTGTTGCGAAGCATATGGGGAAATAACAGTATATCGCGGAAGAGGAGTATTATATAACATTCTTTTCTTTCTTTGCGCACAGATAGATGTTACGGAAGCAACATCGTCGCCCCCCATTTTCCTTAATGAAAGATATTTATTTTTTAGAAAATAAATATTTAGTATTGATTCGAATACCATAAATTGGACAAATAGGAGAAATTTCCCGTTCCTGCACTGTCGTCCGATAATGTACTCTTTTTCGTATCTGGTCCAAACATAATAATATTGTTGATTTCAAACACGTTCAACGCGTAACTATAATAACGAAGATTGCTAGAACTACCTGCAAAACCGCTATTTCCATGGACCGTCACATTATTATAATTTTGTGTTGGAGCAGCCGTCATAGTGTGGCGTTTCACGATCGTTCCATTCATGTAAATATCCATCACCATATTCTGCAGACGAATCGCTACATGACACCATTTGTTTTGTGGGATGGACGATATATCAATTTCATCATGACGATCAGTAGAAGATCCATTGTGGTCCTGAATCACAATGAGCTTGTATTCGTGGATGGAGTTATTCGAAACATCTTGGACGTATAGCCCAGGCCCGTTTAAGAGATTGAAACCGTTGGGCGCAAATTTTGCGTCTCCTTTGACAAATATGTTTCGATAGTTGCCATCTGTACTCGAAGACGGTTTCAGTTTCAACCAGATAGACCAAGTATATTCCATTCCTTTATACCGGTCATTCGACCGTAAAATGGGAACGGAATTTAAATCGGATGTGCTCTGGATTATGATTGCGCTTTCAGAACCGTCTAATAAACCACGAACCACATAGGGATTACTATAAGGACTCATAAAATATCCTAAAATGGCAAGACAGACTTTCATAACCATCATGAAAACAATTAATACGAAAAAAATGAATGCGAATCTGGCTAAAAGACCATTTGAATCCAAAAACTCACTTCCTGCGTTCAGAATGGATTTACTGGAAAATTCATTCAATGAGTTTTGAATGCCTGCTTTGGCATTTGCGATGGAATCAGAAACGCTTTGAGCACTAGCACTAACACTTTTGGATACGTCATCAGTGGTTGGTACAGCTGACTTGATTTGTTCAAGTAATGGTTTTTGCGCGTCCATGAAATAATTATATTACTGATATATAATAATTATACTAAAACATGGTAAATTTTCTTAAATCTAAACTATCTTTCGTCAATGTGATATTTGCACCGTACGAAGAAAATAAACTGGTAAAGTATGAACCTCCATTGCCTGCCATGTACTGGTTCCATACCGTTTCAGGATCAGAAGGAGTGTCTCGTCTCTCGAATTTCGTAATATACGCGTCAAAACCGATGGGATACGATATCACACTGCTTTTGGTGGGGGGTTTAATACCATCCACTTTTTGAGACCGAATAAGTTTTCCATCGATATAAACGTCCACTATATTCGAATCCACACTGATACTAATATACACCCATTTCTGCAATGGGAAATTCGTCATCGCCTCATTTGTAATAAGGGGAGCCCCACCTGCTACTGCAGTCGTTATATCATATTTAAGTTTTGCATCGTTGGACAGAAATAGACGGAAAAAAGTGCTGGGAACATTTATAGTTGCGATCTGAAATATGACACTTTCAGCATGGAGTTCATTCACATAAACCCACAAATTGTAAGAATACCGAACGGACACTGGATTGGTCAAATCTTTCATAGCCACAGAAGAATTCGCTTCATTCAAATATATTTTTTTGACGACCGAGACACCTTTTTCCGAAATAACGGTGTATAAAATATAAAGAATCACAACTAAAATTATGCCTAAAATGATTAAGGTGTAGTTCATGGCAATACCGATATATTCTTAATATATATTATTTACAGGAGGATTTTGTAATTTTAATACATTATACGTTTGTGAAATTTTCGATTTCGATAGAGGAAAGGGATACACAATCACATTACAAACCGCACCATGGATGGTCTTTTTATCGTTTCCAATTGTAACTACATTGGTGTCTCTATAAAACGGCAAATGGGTTCCTAAAGAAAATGTGCGTTCCAAGTTCCCGTTAATAAACAAATCCACCATGGTGTCTCGATAATTGAAAACAATAAAGTGCCATCGTTGAGACGGCATATATACGGTCGTGGTAATATCTGTGTTTGTTCGGTTTTTATATTTTTCTATGGTGTTTTTTAAGGTTTGGTCTGTTGATGCAAGATTTGCAAGAATAATGTCAATCAATTCGGAGTTCTCAATCGAAAAATCCTTGATGTGCTTAATTTTATCACTATTTGGGCATTTTTCGATTATTTGCGACATTATTTTGGTCAATATTTTATTGTCATTCCCTGCTAATTTCGTTTTAAAGTCGTCGTATAAATCATTATAATCGATTGTGATCCATACAAATAACAATGACAAGGCCATTTTCGTATCGGATTCATTTTTTTTTAGTTCATTTATTAATGGGAGATATGTTGTTTTATCTGCATCAATGTCATACATTTGAAGTTTGTCGAGTTTTGTCATATTTTCGATCGATTTTTCAATCGATCCATTATTTATCCCCTCTTTAAAATTTTTATAATCGTCAATCTTTACCAAACGATCGTAGATATTTTTGAAAAGAAGAGTTGGATCATCGAAGCCCTCTTCTTTTATTCCATAAGATCGAAGTTTATTTTGTAACTGTTCCTTTACAATTTCGAGTTGATAGGTAACCTCTTGATTCTTAAACCAAGTTTCAAAGTCCGCCTTACTAACAACCCATTCGAACAAATTATTACGCAACTGATGCAATATATTTATATCCGAATTCGAGACAACAAATTTCCAATTATCGTTGTGCAAATAAGCAATATAAGGATTTCCATTGGTTGGATTGTCAGGCGACGCAGAAGTGCCCAAATCATCATTGTAACGGAACAACATGGCTTCGTGCCCTTCTTCTACATTGACTGTATTTACGGAGACCCACAAGGAGATCGCATAGTTTTTATGCAGTCTGTCTATAATAAATTTCGACTTATGTGCATCGTGTAATTTGCTCGTGTCGACAAAAGGTGTATTGTTACTCACGACTTGTTTTCCATATACAAAGCGCGGTTCCCTGACAATTTGCGTACCATGAATTAATACAATTTTATCAATCAGTTTTGGGACATATATGTATAACAAGATAAAGATCAATTCTAACATCAATAGCACATAAACCACATTCGGAGTCATTTTCAATTCTTCCATGATATATTTGATATAATCGCTAATCAAACAGGGTAGGAAAAACAAAAAATATAAAATAAATCCCGTTTTGCCTTGTTGTCGATACGAATCGTTGAGGAATATATTGTACACAATAGAAAGTCCAATAATAAGAGAGACCAACACCAAGATTTTCATTAAAAGAGACAATAAAAAGTTTGCTTCGGGCGACATGGCTGGGTTATTCACATAACTTAAAAAAAAGTTGATAATAGAATTAAAAAAGGTGTCGAGAGCAGGCAAATATGTTCTTAACAACAGAAGACACGTCGCAATGATCATTACCACAACTACTCCCATATACTTGATGTTTTCTAGTTTCGATACCAATAAAAAACCAAAAACCACCATCGGCAAAATTAGTTTCACGTAATACCACGGGAGACTCTTTTCGTCTAATGCTTTCGAATCGCTATTTAAACTCGAAAAAAAGTATAAATAATAGAACACCATACATGCGAAAATGCCATATTGAATAAAATTCTTAATCATCCTTTTTTTGAAATCATCGCTGAGCAATGAAAAATAATTCAAAACCCCAGTCATTTATATATACATATATATAATCGACCCATATTTACAAGTTTTCAATGGTCGTTTTTCGGCCATGACAATCTCTACATAACGCTACTAAATTATCTATATGATTGCTGCCTCCATATTCTAATCTCACCACATGGTCCACTTCGTACCACGCAGTCAATTGTTCCTTACAGTCATTACAAGTCCAGTTTTGTCTCGAAGCGACAAATTTCTTTTTCGTTTCACTAACAGATCGCTTTGTCGCTTTCCCTCCGTTCGCCCCAGAATTCATCAATTTTGTTGGGGGGGATTGGGATGGAAGAAACATATTCAAAATTCCTCCACCTCCACGACTTTCTTGAGAAAAGTTTTGTTTCGAGGTGAAATCTAAAATAGGAGACAAAATATTGCTCGTATTTGAATCAATCGGTAAATACTTCAAGTATTCATTCGAAGTGGCGATCATGTCATTGGCTTTTTGAGGATTTTTCCGTAATAACCACATAAGAGCCAATCCGGCAAATGCAATGCCTGCCATTTGATAATATTTCTTATAAGATAAAAGTAATTTCAAATATTTTCCATCCGTATATACATTGTATATTAACCCTGCTGTAAGTAATAGCAAGATAATTTCAATCCTCATTTCCCCTTTATAGTTGTCTGCGATAAAAATACGACCCCAAAAAATGAAATCAGGATGAGAAACCAAACCAAAACCTTTTTTTGTATTCCGAAACGAGAAGATAATTGAATTTGAGGAACATATTCCCCATAATACTCATCTAAATCTTGAAAATACGAGCGCAATTCTTTTCCTTTTATTTCGCTTAATTTATTTTTCATGAAATGGATCCAATATACAAAAGAATCTTTATTTGCCAAATATGGAGTCACTGGGAATTCGTCCAATAAATGACTAAATTGATTGCGGATTTCGGAATGGGGAAGAAACAAAGGAATATTCTGCACGAAATCATAGTATTTGCGTTTGGTAACTTGATTCGGAGTATCAGGATAACTATGTGCCATGCTATAAAAAAAAAACCAATAATGGGGTAACCATATATCGGGATTCAAGTCTTTCATTTGTTTTGAACGGAGATTAAAGTATTTCCAAATCTTCTACACGCCAATACTCTATTCCTTGATTCGGTAAGGGTCTCGCAATGATAAAGGGAATCTTTTTTTGGTCAAACTCCATCATTGCAATGGTTCTTCCGTGGATAACACGTGGATCTACTTCTACAAAAACGGGTCCTCCGCGATCAATTTGTTCCGCTCGAGCCCCAATGATTCGTGCTTTTTCGTATTTTGTCAAAAATGGAATAGTCGTATGCAAAGGATCGATTATTTTTCCTTTTCCGTCTCTCACTATTCTAGACAAGGCGACGATTTCTTCGTAATTACAAGATTTAATTTCGGGATGAATCATTTCTAACGATTGAACTATTTTTTGTTCGCTCAGTTTTTGATAAACATTTTCATCGTCGTCGTCTTCTTCTTCGAAATCTTGTTCTAGATCTTCCTCTTTTTCTGAATTTGCTAAATCATTGCCTCCTACATCTTCGTCTTCTTCGTCTTCCTCTTCATCGTCTTCATCATCGTCTGTATTTTCCCCCTCATCTTCTTCCTCATCCTCCTCTTTTTCCTCTTCCTCCTCCTCCTCCTCTTTTCCTCCTCCCAATAAATGTTCATAGCCAGGCAAGCTCATTGAATTTTCTAAAGACTTAATTTATATATGTGTTTAGAATAAAAAAGATAAAATTTCAATTTTTTCGTTTTTTCCGTTTTTTCCGTTTTTTCCGTTTTTGTTTTTTCAGTTTACACCGACGAATATTTAAAATGGGACGCTTCGCGATTATAAAAATCGGTCATGACCCTGAATACTTTGTCCCAGTTTACACCATTTCGCATTGAAAATGCGCAATCAGCATCACCTTCCTCGCAAAGCGGGCGATTTGAATGAGAAAAGGTGTAATTCTTCAAGGGTTTAATTTGATTTCCACGAGAAATCACAGATTGTGCAAATATATAAATGCTTCATTGCATTGTCATCATAACGTAAATAAACCGCATCGGTGAGTTTATTTGGATGGTCGTTTTTGGATGTACACGTCTGATTGGGACACGGAATGTGAATGTGCGGCAAAGTAGGATCTAGCTTTGTATATCGATTAATCAAATGATTAAATTGTTTGTTTTCGCCACTTCTCGATTCAAACTGTGTATCCAACACACATAATCCTTGAGTTGTGAGAGTGGTATCTTCGATCCCACATACTCGACAATAATAGATTAAATCATTTTTGTCGTCAATTTTGTGGTAGTATTTATTGTCACAATAATGACAAAAACGAATCGATTGACTTGTTGACATTTTTCTTTTGTTTATATAAAAATGACTTTATATTATTTTCAATTTTTTACTTTGGGGAAAAAATGGAAGAAGAAATGGAAGAAATTCCCCGGAGATAAAAAATTGAAAAAAAAACCGATTTAAAAGTATCTTCATATTTTACACAAGGATAGGCAAATGGAGCATGCCGTTGTTGTCAAAACTAAATACGCAAACCTCGAACAGTTCTTAACTGCTCATGTTATTTGCAAAGGGGATTTAGAAATTACGCATACTGAATTTGGTCAGTTTTCGAGTCGTAAATTTAATATTTCTGACGAAGATCACCCTGAGTTCTTAACTTTATACTATAAAGATATTATCAAACCAAAAAAAACACATCATTTGATCGAGCGACAATTCATAGAAAAAAATAAACAAGCAGGCCCTTTGTTAATAGATATCGATTTTCGGTTTCCTCCCGATCGAACTGCTCGTCAATATAAAAAATCCCATATCGACCAATTGATTCAATGGTATTTGACAGAAATCGAAACGTTATTCGAAATGGACGAAGACGTTCAGTTTCCAGTGATTGTTCAGGAAAAACCATCTCCTAGAGTAGAAATCAAAGAAACGGGGAATGTCGTCAAAGACGGCATCCATCTAATTATCGGAGTTGCCATGGACCGTAAATATCACCAATGGCTCCGGTCACGAATTATCGGTTATGCAGAAAAACTATGGACTGATTTGGTCATTATAAATGTAGGAGGATGGGAAGATGTTTTAGATCCTGCGATTTCATCAGGTCAAAATGGGTGGCTCATGCCTTTTTCCAAGAAGCGTGACGACGTGTCGCATTATGTTGCGACTGAAGCATACAATGTGAACTACGACACGGACGCCAATGAATGGATCATGCACTCCTTATTGAATGATTCGAAATTGGATTCGTTCATGACCCAACATTATCGGCTGATGAGTCCTAGATTGACAAATCGCCCGAAAATGACCTTGTTAAAAGACAACATGGTAGATGCGTTGCAAAATTTTGATTCCAAAAAACAAAGCACCGCACCAATACCAACACAAATCACAGATGACAGTGAATCGTTTCAAATACCATTATCTGCGATACGCGCGATAAGAAATGGCGAAGACTTGAAAATGTGTCTGAATACATTTTTGGACAATTTGAGTTCGAATCAATATGAACTGAAAGAAATGTATTATTACGCAATGACCTTGCCTGAAACATACTATGGACCAGGAACATATATGAAATGGATCAAAGTGGGGTTTGCTTTACGAAGTATCAGTGTACACTTACATATTGTATGGATCGCGTTCAGTGCGCAGTCAAGTTCCTTTCAATATTCCGAGATTTCCAATCTTTGCGATATGTGGGCCAAATTTCAACATTTACCGATTGGCGGAGTCACCAAACAGTCGTTGATGTATTGGTCGAAAAACGATGCATCAGAAAAGTATGGCGAAGTCCGAGAGAATACTGTGGATTTTCATTTAGAACAAACCCTCGAAAACATCACCCTGGACCAGATTAACAACCCTCGAAAAAAGAATGCCAGAGGGAGTTCCGATTATGATTTGGCAACGGTCCTCTATCAAATGAAAAAAGGAGAGTATGTGGCTTGTAGTATCAAGTCCAATGAATGGTATAAATTCAAAAATCATCGGTGGATTAAAAACGATTCTGGAACGTCTTTGCGAAACGCCATTTCCACAGATCTTCGCAATTTATACCACCAAAAAGCACGAACTCTATCTGCTCGCGCCATGACGTTTAAAACTCCCGACGGGGAACTGAACACCGAACACGAAGAATATAAATTGATAATGGGACGTGCCAATAAAGTATTGGACATTGCACTTTCTCTAGGGGCGTCCAAAGACAAGGATAACATCATGAAGGAGGCGAGAGAATTGTTTTACGACCCAGAGTTTATGGAAAAACTCGACCAAAACAAGTATTTGCTTTGTTTTTCGAACGGGGTCGTCGATTTTAAAGAAAAGACGTTTCGAAAAGGATATCCCGAAGATTATATTAGTAAAAGCACCAACACCGAATATATTCCTTTAAACCCCGAAAAAGATAAGACCTTTATTCAAGAACTTAGAGACTACATGAGTCAACTATTTCCAATTCCCGAGTTATGTGCGTATATGTGGGATCATTTGTCATCCGTTCTTATTGGCGATACGGCGCTCAATCAGTGCATGCATTATTATACTGGAATAGGGCAAAATGGAAAATCGATGTTGGTGAAATTCATGCAAATGAATTTGGGAGATTATGCGGTGGAACTGGATGTGTCGTTTTTCACTCAAGAACGGCCTCGAAGAGGCCAAAGCACACCAGAGTTGTTTGCGATTATTGGCGCGAGATTTGCCGTTACCGCAGAACCTTCCGAGGGAGAGAAATTGAACGAAGGACCCATGAAACAGCTGACGAGTGGGACAGATAAGATGTCGTGCAGAGCGTTATACGGTCAACAAGTGACATTTACCCCTCAAGTGTCTTCCGTAATTATGGCGAATCATTTTCTAGATATCAAAAGCAGAGATCATGGCACGTGGAGACGCATTCGCGTGATTGAGTTTAAGTCTTTATTTACAGACGAGCCAGTACAAGGAGATAAAGACAAACCGTATCAGTTTAAAAAAGTGGATAGCTTTGACGAAAAGTTTCGCCAATGGGCGCCGATATTTATGGCTATGCTAGTGAATCGGGCATTTGAAACAGGAGGTATTGTGAAAGTGTGTGACATGGTGAGTGCATCGAGTAACAAGTATCGCAAAAACCAAGATTTCATTGCCGAATTCATGGACGACCAATTGGAAGTAGTGAAAGGTTGCGACGCAACCAAATTGCTCAAAAAGACAGAATTAAATGTCGTATTTGCCGACTGGTACAAGACTACTTACGGAAACAAGATATTCGGGAAAACACAAGAATTGCATACAGCAATGGACAAGCAATTTGGAGAATGCAAATCGGGGAAAGCAGGTTCGGGATGGACAGGAGTGAAAATCAAAATCCATTACGACGAAGTGCCCGATTACTCGAGCAACTCATTGCAAGGAACCGACGAAGAAGACGACGATGAGTTTGAACAAGGACCGCCGATAAAATTTTAATAACTGTACACGTTCGGTATATAACTCATTGGGATATACGTGTAATCCAATACATATTCATTGTCGGGTCGGGTCCAGACATTTCCAACAATCGTTTCGACAATGAACGTGAAAAATTTGATGAGAAACATTTCCAATGGAGCAATAATATAGGGGTAGCACACTACAAGCAAAATAATCATGAATTTAAAAGAGGGAGAAAAGAGTTTGGCTTTCGGACCGACGAAAAGGATGCCCAGAAAAACGCCAGCAGTAATAAAATACACCCACACAAGACCATAGATAATTGAATTGAGAGACTCGACTTGTTGTTTCTTATAAAACACTCGACTTGCTTGCACCGAATACCTTTTTTCTAAATAGGCATTTTGTTTTTTCGCGATTCCTTGTAGATTCTCGTCTACTGTCATTTTCTATAAAGGAACATTTTATTATACGACTGCACTGAATGTCGGCATTACATAATAAGGCGTTATATCTGTTGAGAACGAAGAAATAAACCCTTCACAACGATTATTTCCATAATTAAAGGTTTGGGTCCCTTGGCAACAAGAATTTCCAATACAATCATTTTGATTGTCAATCGAGATTTCTCCATTTAACAAGGAGGTAGAACTCTCTAATCTTTCTTGTTCTTTTCGCTTCGGCGGTTCGATATTCATTTTATTGAAATCCGTCAATTCTCGTTGTTGAATATTCACAAATATATTCAAACTATAAATAATCGATCCACCGATAAAAGTAATGACCAAAACATCGATCAAAAAAGAGGGAATCACTGGAACATATTTCTGCAAAATAACTAAAGCAAAACAAGCGGCACAGGCCAGCACGATGCTCATTCCCATTCGCCAATAGGCATTTTTGCGAAGTGTATTGCTTTCGGTGTAATGATCTAGTCGAATCTTGGTTTCGTACAACCCATTAATAATATTTCCCTTCATATTTAATCTTAGTTGTTCGTCATCGACAAGTGTTTTCACTCCTCCTGGGTCTACTAATTCGTTATATACATTATATTCACCATCTGGGGTAAGGAAGTTTGTCATTTATAGTATATAAAATTAATATATATTATATCGCGATAACTTGAGCTACTTGGGTTTACATTTACGTGACTCTGCATCATAAACTTGGGTAATTGGGTCACAACAAGTACTTCCGCGACAAATGGTTGAGGAAGAAGCTTGTGTTATATTATTCGGATCGGTATCCGTGACTTTAAGAATCGGTTTTGCTGGTAAAAGATTGGAAGATGTTTTACTTAATTGATTGAAATCTATTTTATCTCGATTTTGTATTTCTTGGTAAACAAGAACGGCGGAAATCAATCCACCCCCAATTATAAGAAATATCAGTACATCTAATACTTGAGTCGAAAACCCAAACGTTTGTTGGAAAAAGATGATCAATAAAGCGGAAATAAACATCCACACGAAAATCAAAATGATCAAAATATATTTTTTTTGTTTGTCTCGATAAGAAGTATTCAACAGAATCATTCGATCTTGATTTGTTATGTTCGCATCAATGTTTGCTATTTTCGAATTCAATCGCGAATGTTCCGAGGTAATAATTTCATTTACGTCATTCTGATATTTGCGATATTGTAAAATCTCTTCATTGGATATCATACCTATTATATCCTATATTCACAAATAATTGCCCTAAACAAAGATTATTTTTTTAAAATAAGATACAAGGAAATCAATATGGTAGTGACCGTAATCATCCCAATAATGTATACATTGTTTTGTTGTATTATCATTTGTTCAATATCTTCTTTCACGGCTTCTTTCACTGTGCTGGATTTGTCTTGATATTCCAAATAAGTCGTTCCATCAGTATTGGTGCCATTAAAATCCTTATACGCAACTAATCTCGCTTTTGTGGCATTGTAATTTGCTAAATTGCCGCAAATATCGAGAAACTTTGAATTCATATCTGTCAAAGAGGATACTTGATCTAAAATTCTTCCATAGGTAGTAAACGATTCGACTTTGGTAAATGGCTGCATTTCTTTTTGGTATATAGTAATACTACAGTAAAAATTATAATTTGATAAACAAATAATACAGAATCGAAGTGGTCATGACGGTCCAGATCAATGTCGTGTATACGGAATTATCATAACGCATTATTACGTCAGAATTTTCGGTTTCATAAAGGGATTGCATTTTTCTGTCCAACTTATCACGTGTGATGCGGTTGTTTTTCTGTTTTGTTATCATATCTTGAAAATCCGTATCATAGCTGGTTTTGGCGAGTGACCCACTCAAATCATGAATATCTTGCCTTATTTGCCTAATTTTGGCATCATCAAATGAAAAAGCTCCTTGGTAGCTCAGAGAAAGCTCTTTTGCTACGATATTCCCCCACGTTATATTTCTATCTGTTCGTTCAAATATATTGCTAATGTCTGTTACAGTTGCACCTGGATAAACTGAATTTAAATCTAACAAACTGCCACCTTTATAATAACAGTTATTACTTGAACTACACCCGCTTATCGTAAAACACACGGAGTCCATCGTTGGGTCCGCATCACTTGTACGACACTGTCTTTTTAAACCCGTTAAAACCGAAATATACTGCGTTCCCGTATATTGTCTTAGGTCATTCGTAAAATCAGATAATTCGGTTGGCATGATTATACCTTTAAATAATATTATATTTAGCCTATCTTCTAACATAAACGTTTTTACTTTGAACAAAAATATATTCCTGAACCTAAAATACACACTCCCACTACCAGGTTCATGGTTTGAATCCAGCCACGCGTATATAAATCGGAAGCATCTAATTGATTCCCTTCATTGCTATTCAAATTCCCAATACTATTTTTATACATGCAGTTTCGACTAATATCAAAGGAAGGGGGTCCTGTATAAGAATCGCATACGAATTCTACTTGATCGAAAAACCGATCTGGAGGTGGCATCTGTCTAAATACTATCTTGTATAAAATATCGCGACACAATATATATTCATCATGAAGCTTTCCTCTTTACATGCCATTTCTCCTTTAGAAATTATATTATTTATTGTGTTTGCGATTTACTTAATTTTTTCGATTCCTACTCCCGCGGGAATGGTTTCTTATATTAACTCAAATCTAGGCATGGCCATCATTATTTTAGTCACTATTTACATGGTTTTTTATGTGACTCCTCTTCTCGGCATTTTAACCATTTTTGTCTCGTATGAACTTTTTCGACGGAGCACCAATGGACTTTCTCCAATTGTCGCTACTACAATTCCTTTGCTTCAACCAAACCGAGACAAAGAAATGAAAAAAATGAACAAACCCAAAGAGGTCTCGTTAGAAGAAGAAGTGATTCAAAGTATGTCTCCCATTAACAAAGAGTTTGTCGAAAGCTCTTACCGACCTACAGCGGATAAACTATTTGGGGGGTCTTTGGTGTAAAATTCCATAAACATCAATAATTTGTGCGGACGTCAAATCGTTTTTTTTATAAAATGTTTCAAAAGAGTATCCATCTCCATAGCTCGTTCCCGACATTTTTGCGATCGTATTGGATAAAAAGGAAAATCCAAACATGACCATAAAGAAAAACCCGAGAGTCGATATCAAGATTCGTTTCTTTTTCGTCAGTTTTTTTGCAGCGGCACCTTTGGCCGGTGCCAAAGAAACCGCGACTAAAATCACACCGATTAACAAAATAATGACCCATACTACTGTTAATGCCATAGAATACGAATCATCTACATGTTTTAAAGCAATGAGAGTTAAATATGGTGAACCAATGGAAATGACCGTACCGATTAGAAAAAAATACAAAAAACTCATGAACATCGTCGCTCCTTGCTCATATGCTCCTGATCCTAGAGGCATGACAATCGTATCTTTGTACGTGCCTTTGCCATCATCCTCCAATAAATCACACTCTATGTAATCATTTGGCATTGTCATATTCTTTATTTGGCTGGAATTTTTCAGTATTGATTCTATGATTGCTGCATCTACTAGTGGTCCAACTTGTGTTGCCAAGAGTGGTTTAACGGTATTCTGTATATACTGATCCGCGGCAGCTCCTTTGGCCGCATCTTTTCTTCGTCTACGTTGGCGTCGCTTTTTGCCTCCTCCGCCTTTAAATCCTTCCATAAAGAAATGTTGTTGCATTTGGACATTTCTTTGAGGAATTATGACTTGTATTTTTGTGTCGTCGTTTAAAGAGAATAAGGACGATAAAATGTTAAAATCGTTCGGCATATATACGTCCTTATATGTAGTTTTCGCGCTTTTCTGCGAATAATGTATTGGAGGAAGTTGACTTGTATACATGGCATTCAAAATTAAGATGACGTGATTGTTGTTTTTCGTTTGGTAATACATTTTATCAGTTTCTGTGGGAGAAAGTGTGGGAGAAAGTGTGGGAGAAAGTGTGGGAGAAAGCAGGGTTTGTAAAATGTTTTCCTCGTTTTCCTCGTTTTCCTCTTCCGTCTTCGTAAATAAACGGTCCAAATGCTTGTTTACTGAAACCAATTGGTTATAATTCGGGATGTGATTATTATAAACAAAAAAACACATGTATAAATGATGGGTATGTTTAATCACAAGTTCGTGTGTGTGTTTGTCATTTTCTATACGATGCAATGGACCCGTCAAACGGATTTCTAACGGCACATACAAATCGTCTTCCAAATAGCAGACGTTTTGGTGCGAACTCGGGATCTCGAAATGAAACTGGTTTTTGCGGACGATCGATATTGGATAACGAAAATCATATAAGATGTCGATGGGATCGCTATCCTCAGTGGAATTTTGTATTTGAATCGCCGAATAGGAAGACATGATCGCGCTATATATTTAGGTATATAATTTTGTTCTATCCTAAACAAGCAGCTAAAATGGTATGTACGAAAACAATCCATTTTCGTACATGGTTGCGACAAACAGTTCTTGGTATCCTTCGACATACACTTCGTCTCGCGAAACGATTTCGTCGCATCCATATTCTCCAGATCCGCTTTTCCCTTTCACACGAACAGGAAGTTTGGTTTGCAAATTGCCATTTCCTCCTCCAGATACAGTATAATACTGCCATTTGTTGCGTGAAGTAATCGTTCTTCGTCCCATAAGAGGCAAAATTTCACTATGCGTCCCTTTTTGCTTTGTCAGAATCCCTACTTGAGAATATTGAATGGTATAATGTTGCGTGGGAACATTGATAGGAAGACGTCCTCCACTGTCGCATTTGATCGGGGGAACATACGGATTGGTCAACGGATCACCACCAACACAACGCCCAGGGTCTGTAAGAACAGGACTCAGTTGTATTGGATGAGGTGGAGGAGGATTCATTTTTGCCGTATTCCCTAAATCTTGCACTCGTATCCACAAATACAAAACAACCATTCCCAAAAACAAACTAATAAAAAGAGTCATATTTTCCACACAAATGACGCCAGGAATACATTTTTTCCCCATTCTTTATATTATCATAAGATTTGGTGTAGGTTTTGGCAGCAATAAATAATAGTATACCATATAAAAGAACCAAAAAGCACCGCCCATCACCAGCAAAAAAAAGGTGAAATTGAATTTATCGTCGCCCAAATGAAACATTTTCCGCAACTTTTCTCCCAACCGCATTCGCGTGTTTTTTACTTTTTTCTTTTTGCAACGATAACAATTGTTTAATATTTTTTCGGGCCACTTCACGAAATGAAACCCGAAAAAAAGCATCGAGAAAAAATCGTCCACTACATATATGACGTTCCATAAAGCGACTTCTAATTCCTTAAACTTGGTGATGATAAAAAAAAATTTTAATGGTAAATACAAAATGTATACAAATAAATGGACGATGTAAAAAAAACCGCAATAATAAAAGTTTTTCAGGAATTTTGTACCGCAAGTCAGTTTTGCAGGCACATCTTTTATTGCCTTGATAATTTTCTTTAATCCACCGCCGCCCATACACTATATTATTGATTCATACATTAAGATTGCGCGGTGAAATACTTTTACAACTCGGATGTGTTTTTCTTAACTTGTGTGACGTTTGAAAGAATTTGTTTAAAATAACTACTTTCATAATTGTTTATAACTTTCGCAAGTGAATCCAATTTATCTTCCATATCTTTTAATGCTGTATTGCTGACGCTACTCGAAGTTGCACTACCGCTACTCGAAGTTGAACCTGTTTGTGTAGTGGTTTTCTTTTTCTTCTTTTTTTTCTTAAACCCTTCATATACATTATTTTTTACAAACGTGACCGCGAAAGATAGAATTACATAAAATGCAAGTAGTCCTTTCATACATGGATTAAACAGTGTAGACTTTGATTCATAATTTCGGTGCAAGACAAGGCTCACCACCAGTATAAGAAAATATTCGGTTAAAATGAAAACTGCCAAAATACAGAAATATTGAATGAGAAACATATGGCAATATACTATCATATATTGTCATTTTCCTAATCATCATCCTCATCTTCAAACCCTTCTTCCTTCTTCTTGTCGTCGTCGTCATCGTCTTCGACTTTCCAGTCTACTTTAAATGACTCGGAATCATCTTTTTTCCCTTTTTTCTCTTTTTTTTCAGTATTTTCGGTTTTCTCTTTTTTTTCATCTTTTTTTTTATCCCCTTCCTTTTCATCCTTATCTTCTTTTTCCTCATCATTTTGAAATCCTTCTAACCGAATATTCGTGCCGAATTTAAAGATATTTGCCACAACCATGGATACCACCATGATTACCACCATATTTTTGCTAAAGAAGGAGGTTAATAATCCCACAAGAATAAAAACAATTGCCGCGAGTAAATTATTCATTGCAACAAACTGAAATAAATTCCCCACCGCCAATACGAAAATGAAATACAGAACAAACTTATTATGCAAAATGGCATGGGACATCTTATAGACGTCGGTTTTTTTCTGAAAAAGTTTGGCTCCCATTTTATATATATTTATTCATATATTTTTATTGGTGAAAGTTTCGTCTGCGTCTTATTCATCATCTTGTTCAACATCGTCATCTCCAGTCGTTGCCGTTCCATCCGTAGCCGTTCCATCCGTTGCTGTTCCATCCGTTGCTGTTCCATCTGTTCCATCCGTTGCCGTTCCATCCGTTGCCGTTGCCGTTCCCTTTTTTTTCGATTTTTTATTCCTCTTAAACCCTTCCTTCATAGGATTACAAAATATCAACGAAATCAACAAACTAAAAGATATCACAAAAATAATGATAACAATTGCTTTTATAAAGTCTGGACTACCTACAAACGGTTTAAAAAAAGAATTCTTCTTCATCCTATATACTCTCACAAAGAAATGAAATCATCGATACTCGAAGAGTCGGTTGAAGAAGTATAATCTGGGATTACTTCTCCGCTGTAAATATCTAAGATTTCTTTGACCACTTCTTCTCGTTGAATGTCTTTTCTCTCAAACTCGAAACTGGAAATACTAGATGATCGTTTTCCTTTCAATCGTTGTAAGAAATCGTCGAGACCATTGGTGAATCCATCACGACAATCATATTGCTCTAAATCACCCGTAATAATTAAACGACTATTTTCGCCCATGCGAGTGAGCAGCATTTTCATTTGAGAGATGGTCGAGTTTTGCATTTCATCGGCCACAATCCATGTATTCTTAAAGGTTCTTCCGCGCATATACCCCAATGGGGCGATTTCGATCAGTTTGTCTTCTATAAGCTTCGTTACTTCTCTGGGACTAAAGAATTGATACAATATATCATATATCGGTCTTATCCAAGGAGCCATTTTATCCTCTAAGGTCCCTGGTAAATACCCCAAATCTTCGTCCACCGACACAGATGGACGGGTAAAAATGATCTTTTCGTACATTTCCATCAAAAAATAACGCACTCCGTATTCCGTGGCAAACATGGTTTTCCCAGTTCCCGCGGGACCATTGGCCACCACCACTTTTTTGAACTTGTTTTGCAACAACCCGACATATTCCTCTTGGCTTTTGTTTTTGGGTTTATTGAATTGCGCGCGTTCTAAAGATTCACAAGGAGTTTTCCATTTTTCCGTTTCGGAAGGGAAAAATTCTTGCGCGGTAACAGGGTCTTCGTGAAACATAATTCGAAGTAATTCAGCCTCGGCAGGTTTTCGCGGTTTTTTGCCCCCCTTTCGCTGATGTTTTCCTCCCTTTTTTGGCTCGTCTACGAGAGGTTCTGTTTTGGGTCTCATATACATCCACATGATATTTTACTAAAGCCGATCCAAAAGAAAATATACGCGTATAAGAAACACTAACTTTCTAACGTTTCGTTGAAGTAATTGTATAACAAATTTTCAGGATTATGGTTTTTTATTTCTCCACAGATCAATTTTGCACTTTCATACATTTTCCGCAACACGTCATTGGGAGTGAGAGTGCCAACTTTAATAAATCCATGTTTAATCAGATATTGTTTCACTTCATGAATCGGCGTTTGTTTTAATTCGAGTTCGTGTAAATTGACATGGTTTCGCAAGGTTCGATTCGATAATAACACCGAAACACGAGGATGGACTTTCGATTTGCCGACATGATAAGTTCTGCGTAAAATGCGTTTTTGTTTGCTACTAGTCTGGGTTTTCGGGAAAGGACTCTTTTGTTGAATCGCGTTTCGTTGTTTTTGCTCGGACATATTTTTGATATTATTTATTAAATGTGCTTCGTAGTCTATTTGTTTAGTAGAAAGAGGAGGAAACGCCTCTATTTGAGGTCTTTGTTTTTGGGTTTGATTTTTCCACGTTTTGAAAGTAGGCAATTGTCCATTTTTTAAACATCCATATAGTGGAGCAGGAGGTCGAATGTGAATTGGAGACATGGGCAAAGGCATTGACGGAGGCATAGACGGAGGCATGGGCGTAGGCATAGACGGAGACATGGGCGAAGACATGGGCGAAGGCATGGGCAAAGGCTTATATTTGCGCAAGGTAGCATGTGGAACTTGTGTTTTTTTCAAACTTTCAAAGTAGTCGATCGATTCCTGCAAATCTCCTTTACTTTTCGTTTCCTGTTGGAGTTTGGGTTCTGCTTTCTGTCTCTGCTCTTGATGGCTTCGAATCAGTTTCAATAAATTCCTTTTTAAAGTAGACGTATTTTTGGGTTTTGTCTCGGGGACTTTCACTTTAATTGGTTTTGTCGTTCGTTTTCTCGTATCATGAACACGAAATATCTCAGGATTAATTTGAATAATTCTCCGTTCATCGGGGTTATCCATTTTCTTTATGATTACACTTTATGTATACAAACCAAACAAATCTCCAGAGGATTTCGATTTTTTGTTTTCCTTGAAAATATTCATTCCAGATTTTAAGTCTTCCATAGTAATGACTCTTTTTTCAGAGTTACTTCCATATACCCGTTGTGCATGCGCAATCTTCACATATGAAAACAATAATTCCATGTCTCGCCCATTGAACACGAAAAAAGATTTATTATCACTAAACCACTGAGAATTCCAAGGAATCGGATCGGGCAATTTCCATTCTTGATCAACTACCATTTTCTGAAAAATGAGACATAACTCCGAAGGAGTATACGGCTCTACAGAAAACCACCAAATAAAACGAGATTTCATGCCTGAATTTATTTTGAAAAACGTATTTTCCAGTTCTTTTTCGTACCCCGTCACAATAACCATCCAGTCATTCTTGCGATCACTCAATGCTTCACATAAAGTATCCACACATTCCTTCGCAAAGCTGTCGTCTTCGTGTAAAGAATAGGCTTCATCAATAAATAAAACACCCCCCTCGCATTCGTCCACCACCTTTTTCGTTTTTATCGCCGTTTGACCTAAATATCCCGCGACTAAATCAGCACGAGTCACCTTTTTAAACACATTCTTTTTCAAGATCCCTAATTTGGAGTACATTTTCCCAATAAGTTTGGCAATCTCGGTTTTCCCTACCCCTGGTGGACCCGTTAATACAGTATGCTTATAATCTCCTAGAACACCAAATCCCTGAATGAAATAAATCAATTGTCTCAAAATAGATGTTTTGAGAGACGCTAACCCTATCATATTGTTGATTTCTTCGATTTCAGACTTGACTTTATGCAATGATTTCAAATCAATGTTATATTCTACGTGTTCTTCCACTGGATTCTTTCGCAGGAGCTCCACCATATCCCGCAAGGTCTTTAGATCCACATCAATATGACGCGTAAGTTTAGGTATTTCTTCTTTCTTCGTTTCTAAGTGGACGATATGTTCGTTTTGCCAGTTTAGATAGCTTGACTGTACGCGCATTTTTTTCATTAGAGAATCCACATTCGAATCAGGATAGATGGCTGCATAATACGGTTGATAATGCGTTTGATAATGGGTTTGAGAGGCATATAACAATTCGATTCCTTCGACAAACTGCAACTGTTTTTTCGATTGGTAGGTATCTAAGTATTCCGCGAAAGAACGATATGGATTCATCTTTCTATCCAATCCAATCGATCTATTTATTTCCCTTTCCTCTATTATATATGAAAAACCTCACAAGACGGAGACGCCCAGAGGTTTTCGTGTTTAATGCATCCGAGTATCAAAGCAATGACGGGATGCTAACAACTGTCTGGGGACCGCCTATGTGGCATTATTTGCATACCATGAGTTTCAATTATCCCATGAATCCAACAGAAAAGGACAAACATAACTACAGTGACTTTATCAAAAAATTACAATTTGTTCTTCCTTGTGGAAAATGTCGGAAAAATTTGACGAACAATTTCAAACGTTTGCCTTTTCGCAAATCTCATATGAATTCGCGGACCACTTTTTCTAAATATATTTACGATCTACATGAACTGGTGAATACGATGCTACAAAAAAAGTCGAACTTGACATATGAAGAAGTGAGAGATCGATATGAACATTTTCGTTCCAGGTGTTCTACCCGAAAAACGAAAAAACTAGAGAAAGGATGCACGGAGCCTTTGACGGGCGAGAAATCCAAGTGTGTTTTGCACATTGTTCCAAGAAGTAAGAAATGTGAGACATTCCATATGGACAAAATGTGCGAAAAAGTGAGAATTGTACACCAAGAATAGTTCTTTAGGTTTAGGTAGAAACCGAATATATCTGTCTTTATAATATAATATCCAATTAATGGCGTCTGAATATATTCCAACCGAAGAACTGCAGTTGAAAGAACAAGAAGACAAAAAAAAAGAAAGCGAACAGCTAGTACCCTTTTGGGGGACAAATCCGAACATTTTGTTTGATCAAAAATATATGTTTGAGTTTTTCCCGATGACTTCCATGTCGAGTAATCGACAACTGAACAGTATTACCCGTCTCGTGATTATATTAAGTGTTTTCTGGTTTTTTTTTAATCAAAGCGTGCGCGTATTATTTATTTGTGCACTCACTGTTGGAGCCATTTGGGGCTATCATCATTCTAAAGAAAAAGGTCCGAACAAAGAATCCTTTTCCAACCAATACTCTTCTCTCGCAACCACGTTATTTAAAGATCAACTGATTCCCAATTTGTTCGACACTCCCTCTACTACGAATCCTTTGGGCAATGTGTTAATGGGGGATTATGACCACGCGAGCGAGAAAAAACCCGCACCTCCATCGTATACTGCGGATGCACAGACGAATATTTTGAAACAAGCGAAACAAATGATTGAGGATACCAATCCTGAACAACCAAGAATCACAGATAAATTATTCAAGAGTTTAGAAGATAATTTGGTTTTCGAACAATCTATGAGACCCTTCTATTCAAATCCCAGCACAACCATTCCCAACGACCAAGATTCGTTTGCGGATTTCTGTTATGGAAGTATGGTGTCGTGTAAAGAAGGAAACCAATTCGCTTGTGCTCGTAATTTGGCCCGCCACCAACTTTAATCACTAGAAAAAATATTCGCTTATAACATAGAAAACAATGTTTGGTTCTAATACATTTAATCAACAAGGTCGCATTGGTAATGACATGACAGATCAAACACAGAATAATTTGCAAAACACTCAATACTTGAATCGTGTACTAAGTCATTATTTTAGTGATAATGCTTCCAATTCCCACATTCAGTTTGCAACCCAATGTCCTGGTGTCATGGTAAGTGGCACCAATGGAGGACTTGGTTTAGGCAATACAAGTGTAGAAGACGAATCTGCTTTGTTGTGGAAAACGAAACAAGAGCGGTCTTTAGAAAAAGTGCAATTGTTCACTCGACCCTTTTTAACTGTGCCTTATTTAGGAAGAGGATCATGCGACCCGACGGTCGAGTCTCAATTACTCATGGGAGAACCTGTCCGTGGCAAAAAGAGCGTAAGTACGGTTATGGAGGATAGCTTTAATCCTTTAGAAGATTTTCCTTTGGAAAAAGGAAAGCAACTTACGGTGGAAGAATCTGCATTAAATGGATGGGTCCGTGGAGGAACCACTTCTCGTGAATCCGGGGACAAATACTTTAGCCAAAACTCTCGACCGACCGATCTTGGATTTTAGCGATCAGAAAAATTCGTTCCAAAAATTATATATTTTCTTACTATATAGTTTTCCATGTCCCCATTAACATCCATGAAAGTCGGAGGTGAAACGAAAGTAGTTGCTGGAGGAGAGGGTCTTCCATTTGGTGATGCACCAGCTCAAGCAGGAGGACGTCGAAGAAGAAAAACTTCCAAGGGATCGCGAAGAAAGAAAAGATCTAGCAAAAGTCGCAGAAGGCGTTAATTTCTCCTTTTTTTTCTATTGTCATAAAAATATTTTCTATTGTTATAATATATAAAATGAGTGACACTGTCAATAATCTTTTAGGAGGATTGGGTCTCAACAAAACAGGAGGCAGAAGACGAAGAAGAAGTCACAAGCGAACCAAAAGAGGAGGATCTAGTCATGCTCCAATGAAAACGGGAGGCAAAAGTCGCCGAAGAAGAAGAAAGTAAACGATTTATATCTATGATAAAAACCCATATATATAAACCTCCATTCTTTTCTATATAATGGAAGAATACTTGACATTTTACAAGAGTTTGCCGTCTCATATTTGCTACGAAACCTCGGCTGAATACCGTAGTTTCATTCGACATACTTTTTGTTTTGATCCCTTAAAAACAACTACTTATGGCGATATGGTCTCTCACGACTTGTCTGATTTAGACGAAGAATCAAAAGACGAATTGTCGTTTGATCAAGAGCAAGAAAAATGGTGCATGGACATCTTGTACGAAAAAACAAAGAATCACGCAATATTTCACGAGTTATATACTTTAGCCGCCGCATGTGTGTTTTCCACGGATCCTTGGATGGGTCAAGCGGTCATTTGTTGCTACGATATGTTTCATTTATATTATGCCTGTGTTCACCGTTTTTTGCACGACGGAGATGTCAAGAATAGTTCCGAATATAAAGCGTTGCATCTTTATCTCACTCGAAAATAACTCCATAACTATATAGAATGGCATCTACCCGAAATAAAAATACGCCTGGCAATTATTCAATGGAACAATGGTCGCTCCAAAAGCAATTCAACGAAAATACATATATCAACGGAACCCAAGGAAAACCGAACCAAACTCATTTTGCGGGCGACGGATTATTGTCGGGAAAAATCGCAGCCCGCGATTTAGCAAAAAACGATTGCGACATTGAATCCTTTTTATTTGGAATCGGCTCGACAAATTTAGTCCAACCGTTACCCAGAGTGGTTCCGCAAATAGAGTCGATTGCGTCTCTCAACGTCATCCATAAAATTCCCATGGTTAATCCAACTCCGATAACGATTGATGCGAATCAGCGGTGGATGTACTTGAACTGATCGGCGGATAATTGTGTTTAGTATAATTATGGCTTTTTGGTCGTAACGCAAACGTCAAATTTTGCCGTCGTTTCGGTGTTCGTCGGATACTTTTCGAATAGACCACCAGTTCTTCGAACGATTCATCTGGTTTCCCTCCGTTTTTACTCATGGAAAATATTTTTTCCAACAGGTCTTCGTTTTTATATTCACTTTTTTCGGGCAACACATCACACGGTTCTATTTGGATCGAGACGCGATCAGAATAAATTTCATACTGTCCATTTTCAAATAATTCGATCGGCAAACGAATGGTTGCCATCGCATAATTCGTCGCCATTTATGTAATTTCAATATGTAAAAGGATAAATTCGTATTTATCCTTTTTTTGGGAAAAATTGATTTTTTTCGGATCCCATCCACACAAAAATATTTGGACCATGGGTGCATCTTCTTCTTGTATCGCGAAAAACACACTGTACATTTCCTGCAACGCGGATAATACAGCTACTGCAAATTGTTTGACCGAGCATTTTGAAAGAGACGGTCTATATACGTGTTTAGAAAAAGATTTTTCCACCGCCTATTTCCTCATCATTTGCGTATCTGCCAATACGATTCGATCGGTAAAACAAATCAAAGATATTCAAGACGCCTGGAACGAAAAACGAAGAAACGTGATTTATCTTATGACCGATCCCGAATATAATCCGATTCAGATACCCGAAATTTGCGCTTTGGTACAAAGCCATGCGTGGTTTCCGTGCTATGACGAAGAAACCTTTCAAATATCGATCCGACATATTCAAACGGTGTTGAAAAACGAATCTTAACCCAGCGAAATATTTATGGACGGGAAAAAATGAGTTTTCCACAATTCACTAGATTGCAAAATAAACACGTCATTATGCTTACATTTCGTTACAAATTGATAATTGTTTTTACATAAAAGCTGTTTGCACAACTCATTTTTGTCATGATCCTCGTCAAACGCTTCCATAAGAATCAAATCTATCGGAATTGAAAAATCCCATGATTTCAAAACTTCATATTCGTGTCCTTCTACGTCCAAGGATAAAAAATCAATGTGCTGTATTGGTGTACTTTTTATAATTTCGGTTAATGATTTTGGTTTGATGTAAATAGAAGATTGTGCAAGTGTTTTGCAATCTGCGTTATCAAAGTAGTTCGTAAAATGTAATTCTGGTAATGTAGTTTCCACTCCAGAAACAGCGGCGTGACCATTTACAAAATATCTGAATTTCAATTCGTTTTTTTCACAACTGACCAAATCGTTAAACAAAAAATTATTTGGTCGAGTCTGCTCTAAAATCTTGAATTTTTCAGGATGTGGTTCTATAAGAATTCCTTTCCATTGTAACTGATCTTCAAAAAATTTGGTATTTGAATATAGAACACCATCTAATGCCCCCATTTCGATATATGTACCATTCCGTTTGTGTCTAAAAAAGTGTTCCAACAAAAAATGGTCTTCTCCGCATTGTGAATAAAACATTTAGTTTTTTTTTAAAAAATCTTTATTTTGTTATGTCAAAATGTTATTTGTATGGGACAAAATTCTTTGCGAATGCTTCGACAAGCATTCGTCGACAACTCTTCCCTTTTTTTTCGTGTTTTGCTTCCTGTACAATCATTTGAGGATGGAGCGACTTCTGTGGCCGATGCGATTGCTGGTTTCCGTTTCAATGTATTTAACCTCGAAGACATGTCTCGTTCAATCGAATCAAAATGCTCGATGATATAATCCAACACTTTATTCAGAATCGCCCACTTGAAAAAATGTAATTGTCCAATCGTGGTTTCAATTCGGCTGGTTTCGTCGTATGGAATGAGTATTCGTTCTTGTCGGCAATATGGATCGAACATTTGTTTCGAATAACTATCTTCCGTTGACTTGTAGCTTGTCCACACGAAAAACCGTTTGGCTTCGGGGAGATCGTATACGGTGAAATGTTGTTTCGCATAATTCGTCACGAACCAATTCACTATTCGTATAGACAACTTCTTCTTCTCCACCACAAATTCACGATTAATGATTTTTTTCAACGTATCCAAATACTCTTTGTTCTGATAAAATTCTAATAGAGTCGACAACAACCATTCGTGTTGGGTATTCATTTCTGATTCTGGAAACCATCCATTTATACTCTTTTTCAAAAATTAAACCGAAACCGATAAAATGAATACAACGAAAAAAAACGGTTCAAATCGAAGTGGAATCCTGGGGGGTCATCCTTTTGGAAGACAACGAAGAGTGGAACGGAAGGAGGAGAAAAAAAAGGCGACGTCGAAATGGCGAATGTTTACCCCGAAATACTCCCAAACGTGTTACACGAGCCGGTTAAACGGCCTGCATTTGCGATGAGTTTCAGCGAGAAAAAGTAGACTATCTATCTGCATTTCAGTTTCTCCGGAAGTGATCTATAATAACATCCTTTGTACGGGACGTTTTTCTCCATTGCTTTTGCCAACGTTTTGTCGCTCATTTTTAATTGTTTCAAACAGTCATACTTACAAATGAATTCTTTTTGAAGATTATTCTCAAGATCGTATTGTCCGAGTCCGTTCTTATATAACAATGGAGTGCCATTTATTTCTTCCTCGAATACTCTTCGATGTTCCGCATCACAATCATCATAAAGTTTATAATAATACCCATTCGTGATGGTGTATTTCTTTACTGGAAAATCCAATGCAGACATAGATTCATATCCGTTTAACCGTGCAGCGGATTTTCTATCGATGAAAACGTTGACAATAGCAGTTTGTTCTTGGTTAATCTGAGCAATATACCCCAAGTTTTGATCTCTGGTAGGTTTGGTAGGGGAGAGATTTGTAATCACATTCGGATCGATTTCTCGGTCTACTAACACCCAACGGAATCCGCAATATACGGTATTTTCTACAACTGCCTTGTTGAGGCTCGGTCGTTTAATGCGGGTATCTTCGTTCATTAATTCCGTGACCGTTTCATAGACTTTCACCAAGGCAAGTGTTTCGGGGTTTATTTTCTGTAATCTGGGTCCGACTGTTCTCAATGGATCTTGGAACCCAGTAAGTACACGCGGTGGTGATACGGGTTGCGGCGGTGTCGCGGTTGTGTATATTCTTTCAAGATTTTCTATTTTCGCAGATAACTGTTTCACGGTTTTAATTAGGTCATGGATGAGAACATTCTCGTTATTGCCCGATTTCATCTCAAGTAACAAGTGCAATCTGTCGATTTCGAGCTGTAATTTCACGTTATCGCTGTGATTAAAATACTTGATATTATTTTCTATGATATTGATTAAGGTTTGATAAGAAAGATTTTTACCAATGAGTATGAGTTCTAACTCATTTTCATGACCTTCCAATGTTGTACATTTGCTCGGTCTTATATACTCATGATCCTTGATGAACGTTTCAAATTCTCTGCTTCTTTCGACTGCGAAACAATCCAATAATGCGCACTCTTTGTATTTACTTTTATGTTCTTTATATCTTCCTTCTATGCCTCTTCTGCTTTCACCGATTTTGATAACATATTGTTTATTGTCCCATGATTTTACTTTGATAATATAAAATATGGCACCGATTGTACCATATTCTCTCAATAATATCTTTTCTTTTTCGAGGACTTTTTGTTGTTCCAATTTGCGTTCGTACTCTTTTTTTTGTTTGTCTTCTAACTGTGCAAATTGCTGCCGAAGTTCGTCACTTTCTTCAGTAATTATTTCTTGTAAAACATTTTCTAATTTTATAAAATATTCGTGAATTTCATCTGCTTTCTTCGTTCCAGCTTTCATACAAAACCTTTTGAACGTATCCACATTTAACATGAAAATTTCTTTATTTTGGCCACCATGGCCACCATTTAATCGCTTTTGGTGTACCGAAAGCGAGTTTGTATAGTCGATGTTTACCTTAAATTGTTTTTCCAACAGCACCTTTGCAGTTACTTTTTGACCAAATCCTAACCATTTCCAAATATTGTCGAGGTCAATTCGAAAATCTGTTTTGTAATCGTAATTTAAGTAACAGTAAAAGCTTGTTAGGAATAGTTGTTGTTCATACACAGAAAACTTTTGTTGAACTTTTGCAATAAGTTTAGACTGCGAGTTTCTGTTAAACTTGGTAATCGGATTGTTTTCGATGAGGGTTACAATATCTAAGCTCATCTTATAATGAATATTAGAGTGATCAGTTTATATCATTTGTCGCTTTAAAAATATAAAACAATGCGTTTTATTATAAAACAAACCGCACTTAGAGCTTCGAAAAAGAAAAAAACAATCAAATGACAATTTGGACACTTTCTCCAATCAAATAATCTAATAATCGTTGATTTGGATACTTTTTTGAAATGTCTGTATGATAATCAATAAAAAAAGAGTCGACATTTAAAATAGTCAATTGTTCACTCGACAAATGAGGCATTAGATGTCCCGCGCCAATCAGAATGTGAATTTCTTTTTTCGAATCCTGTTCTTGTAGAAAATGTTGCAAGTTATGATACATGGTGTGCTCGCGTTCTAATAATGTTTTTTTTATGATAACGTCTTCGATCGGATCGGCAAATGTTTTTCTCAAGAACTCTTCACATGTATCGCGTATAAAAGAAAATGGAATATTGCCGGGCAAACCTCTACCTGTCCCTTTTATTTTGATATGTTGAACAACGTTTTCCATTGTTGCTTTTTCGTGAAAATCCTCGACAAAATGCTGATAATCGGGATACCAGTTTTCAGTGATATATTGTTCAGCAATTTGTTTTAATAACGGGTTTGAAAAAACAGCACAAAGAAATAAGGAAAAACATATTTTCGAGTGTTTTCCTCCTTCTTTCAATATACTATAAGTAACCAATGACGTTTGATACGCAGTACAAAGATTGCAATAATGGAATGGATCCACGTCTTCTAATCCAATAACGCCGTTCCGCTCATTGTTATATACCAAACTTTCCGTCATTAGAATAATTTTCCCTTCTATTGACTTTTGACGTAGGTCTTCGTTTCTTTTCAAAAACCGTATGTCCCCGTGTATGTCTGGGTGAAAAATAAGCATTCGAATATAAACAAAACATTTTTTTTGTTTATATATATAATTTTTTTTAAATTTACATCCATTCCATGTCCAATTCCAGTGCGACAACAACAACCTGAAAATTTGAATATGCTATACCTGCCATTCCGCTCATGACGCGAAGCACGTTGTATGAAAGAGCATACACACGAACCTTGGCAGTGGAAGTGGATGCAACAGTTCCCGAAGAGAGAACCAGCTGAAGAACAGCGTTATCAATTCGGGAAAAGTTGCAAGAACCGGAAGGCTGGTGCTCTTCGGGTCTGAGTGCGAACGAGTAAAGGTTGATACCCGTGTCGGGGGCACGGGTGTGGTGCTGGAAGGGCTGAACCACGTCGAAGTAAGATCCTTCACGCTCCGAGAAACGGTCCTGGCCGTTGAGCTGAAGCTTGGCAGTGACCACAGGGTTCTCACCCCAGCAGTGCATGTCAAGAGCAGTCTCGGCAAGAACGAATGTTCCCGCATCAGACACACCCGATGGTGTGTCTGCAGAATTGAAAGCATATCCTGCGTTTTGTTCGCCGAAAACACTGTTGGTGGTTCCATACCACAGAGAGCTGGTAGTATTACTGACGTTGGTATCACTTTGAACATCCACGGCACCAGGCATCTGGA